GGGGCGCGTCCATCTGGATGATGTCGTCAAGGATAAGCCCCCACACCTCGCGGATATTGCAGCCTTCGGTACGGATTCCTACCGTGCGGGCAATCTCGCGGACAAAATCGCCCTTCTTCATGTCTTCGGAGCAAAGGATGTAAAAAACCTCCTTGTGATCCTGAAGGTACACCCGGGCGGTGGTGCTCTTACCGCAGCCGGCCTCGCCGGTCACCCAGCGGACGCTACGCCAGCGCTGCGCGTCGGAAAGCACTTCGGTAATCTCCTGGTACGCGCCCGTCTCAACGATCTGCCAGCCGGGTGTGCCCATACCTCCCACCTGGGAGGCCACATTGCGGAACATCTCATCGCTGATGTTCTCGAAACGGCCGTTCAGAATATTGCTCACGGTACCCACGCTGACACCTTTCAGGCTGCCCGCGGCCTTCGTCTGGCTCGGGTATTTAGCCACGTAAGCGCGAAGGCGCTCACTGATGGCGTTTTTCTCTTTCATTGTAATTTCCATAACCAATCGTATTTTTATAATCAATTTTCTTTAAAATTTTCCGACTATTTTCCGTTTGTCCACTTCACGACGACCGAGCTGGTCCCAGCCTATATTGCTGATCACTTTGGTGGAACGCCCCAGGGAAATCTCTTCCGGAGGCTGGCCGTACTTCTTTGTACGACGGTCTATCTGACGTTGCACCTCGGCCGTAATACCTTTCAGTTTCGGAGTGTTCAGACCGTGCTGTTCGGGAGCTACCCCGTGCTCGTACTCTATTTCCTTGGCAACCACCTGACGTTCCACGCGGTCCTGCACGTTGGCCTCCTGTTCCCGGCGGATGAAGGCGGCCTCGCCTTCTCCCTGGTCCTGGATGGCACGGTGGATAACCATGTAGGGCTCGGCGACACGCTCGAAACGGAACTCCCCGCCCTTGTCCTTCCAGTACAGCCGGACACTACCGAAATCATACGGGTCATACTTGACATAGAACTGCTTGTAGGTATTCCGGCGGCGCCATTCATGATCCGGAACGCCCGGGGAGGAATAAACTTCATAGGTGCGGGACTTGCCGCCAATCGTGACCTCGATACCGGAAGAAGTGAACGTGCTCGGTCGGGAGGTCATCACCCAGAAAATATCCACCATGTCACGTGCCGTCACCGCTTCCGTCTCCTCGTTCACACTGGTGTTGTACATCCCGATCCGGGAAATACCGGTGGCCGGATGCTTCATCTCATTCCATTCCCGGCGTGCCTCGACATATTTCGCCTTCAGCTCGGCAAGGGTGTAAAGTTTGTCCTTGTTGGCCTCGATGAACTCAAGGTTCGGGCGGCTGGATGCTTTCTTGGTGGTGATGTTCTGACCAGTAAACCGCCAGTCCTTATGCAGGACCTGGCTCTGGAAACGGCCGAAAGCCGACTCGATAGTTTTCGACTGGCCGCTGTAGGGAGCGGTCGGGCGGTGGATATGGCTGATCTTTGCCAGCAGACCATCCGAGACACGTTCCAGTTTTTTGTGACCGCCCTGGTTGTCATGGACCAGCTCGTAAGGCTTGTGCCCGCTTGTCTGGAGAGCCATGCGGTAGGCGTGATATTGCGCCTCGTAATTCTCGTTCTCGCTGATATGGAAGCCCAGCAGTACCTCGCTGTAGGCATCCATGACCTCGTACACACCGATGGTGCGGACATTACCATGCTCGTCCTTGTAGTAGAGGTTCAATTTCGTACCGTCACCGTACCACAGGCTGTCACGGCGGCTGGGAAGTTCGGTCTTGTGCTTGCGGCCGTAACGCTGGTGCGCCTTCATCTCTCCGTGGACCGCATCATACCATAAAGGCTCGATACGGGGGCTGTTAAGCCATTCGCGAAGGCTGCGGGGACTCTTCAGGGGCTTCCAGCCACGTTCCGGGGCGACACGGTTGTACTCCTCGAATATCTGCATGTCGGTATAGACAGGGACGCGGCTCCGTTTCAGCGCGACAAGGTAACGCCCGGCTTCCTCCTCGATCTTCAGCGTGTTGC